AATGGCCAGCCGGATGTCCTCCGGGGTCAGCCCGCCGTAGCCGCGGGTGCGGATGTAGGAGCCGCCGCGCATCTGCGGCAGCTTCTTGAGGTTGAACGGGGTGTACCAGTCATCGGCGTAGCCGACGGCCTCGCTGACCACCCGGCCGTCGTTGTTGAGGATGTAGCCGCGAGACGGCGGGGTGGAGCCGGCCTGCAGGGCCAGGGAGTACTCGGTCGAGGAGGGCACCGAGTTGACCAGGTCGCGGGCCAGCTGGCGCTCGTAGTCCCGGACCCCCTGGATCCGGCCCTGGGCGTCGACCTGGCGGCCCTTGCGGGCGACCGCGGAGTAGTTGGTCGAAGGCACCTCCATGCCCATGTAGCGGTAGGTCAGCTGCTTGAGCTTGTTGCCGAAGGCGCGGGAGGCGTCCGGGCCCAGGATGTTGAACAGGGAGGCCACCGCGTGCGCCTGCACGGCCATCGGGGAGTCGTTGCTCATCACCCGCATGGCGTTGGCGGTGTGGGTGAGCTTGTCGCCCCAGCTGGTCTTGGTCAGCGCGCCGTGCACGTCGGCGGCCACCGCGCCGGTCTTGGCCGCGTCCTCATCGCTCATCCCGGCGACGTGGCCGATGTTCACCGCCTGCCCGGCGATGGTCACCGGCTTGTCCGGGCCGACCGGGGTCATGAAGGAGACCCGCTCGCCCTCGCTGTAGCGCAGCGGGGGCATCTTGCCGGCCTCGGGGGTGACGATCCGGTGGTAGCCGTCCGGGGAGCTGATCACGAACTGGACCCGCTGCTTGTCCTTGGCGTCCCCGGTCCGGTTGGCCAGCGAGTAGGTCATCCGGTCGAAGGCGTGCGCGACGTCCACGGCGTGCTGGGACTGGCTCACCCCGGCCGGCAGCTCCTCGGGCTTGTTGAGCAGCCCGTAGTTGCTCATCGGGTGGTTGCGCTCGGTGTCGGGGCGCATCGCGATCCCGCGGCTGATCACGCTGCGCGCGCCGGCGGGCTTGGGGTCGAACACGCCGCGGTCGTGGGTCGGGGTGACCTGGCCGTTGCGGGTCCAGAACTTGTCCCGGACGTGGTCGGGACCGACGTAGGAGGCGAACCGGCCGTTGCGCGAGCGCCGCCACAGCGTCTCGTTCCAGCCGTCGTAGCCACCCGAGGGGGCCGCGGTCGGCCGCGGACCGGTGTTCCGCCGGCGCTTGTTGATCTCCTCGAGGCGCTCGGTGATGTAGCGCTTGGTGATCGCGGTCTTGTGCCGGTTGAGCTGGCGCTCGGCCGCCCAGTCGCAGATCGCCTGGATCTGGGCCTGGTGGTAGGTCGCGTTCTGCTGGAACAGCTCGCCCAGGAAGATCTCCATCGCCAGCTTCCAGACCGGGTCGCTGGCCTTGGCCAGGTACTCCGCGTGGATCTGGTCGTAGAGCGGAGTGGTCGGCGCGGTCACGAGAACATCCCCTGGAAGTTGGTGGGATCAGCCGGCGGCTGAGCGTCGGAGGAGCTGGGGTCGGTCTGGTCGGGATCGGACTCCCCCGAGGAGGCAGACGAGCTATCTCCGCCGGGCTCCTCGGAACCCGGCTGGGCCTGGGCCATCATCTGGGCCTGGGCCATCTGCATCGCCTGGCTCTGCGCGTTCTGCTGGTCCTGCAGCTGCTGGACCTCCGGGGACTTCGGCGGGAGCTTGGCCGACTTGCGGATGAAGTCCTCGAGCTCGGGGTCGGGGAACCACTGCATCCCGGCCTGGCTCATCTCGGTCATGAAGGAACCGAGCTCGGTGAGGTCGGGGGCGTCGACGTCGCTGGGCTTGATCTGCGGCAGCTGCTGCAGCCGCCAGCCGTTGAGCGCGAACAGCCGCGGCAGCTCGTGCCGGTTGAACACGTTGGCGATCGCGGTGGCGAAGGAGTTCAGCGACGAGCGGAAGATGCCGGTCTTGTCGGTGTGCAGCGCGTAGGAGCCCTGCCCCTCGTGGCCGACCAGGATGAAGTCGGCCAGCACCGTCATCAGGATGCGCTGCTCGTAGCGCTCGATGATCGCGTTGGTGTCGAACTGCCGGCCACCGGAGGAGCTGAGCAGCTCGAAGTTGTACTCCGGCTGGCCCTGCCCGGTGGAGACCTGGGTGTAGGACTGGGGCATCACGATGCCCTCTTGCTCGTCCCGGCGGATCGAGCGGACCATCTTCTTGAACGCCTGCAGGGTGGCGTAGTCCCGGGAGCCGGGCTGGGCACTGAACAACTCGGCGGGCACGCTGGCGATCGGCATCCCGGCCAGGTCGCGCTCGATGCCGATGGCCTCGATCTCCTCGATGCGCTTCTTGAAGTACCAGGGCCGGTAGGCCGTGCGCAGGATCGACTGGCCCTCCGGGGAGCCCTTATGCAGCGCCGTGCGGAACAGCAGGCTCTTCCGGATCGGGATCGTCACCTGCTTGTAGTCCGGCGGGGCCAGCTGGACCAGGGCCTGCACGCCACCCTCGTCGTCGAACTCCCAGCGCAGCAGCGTCTCCTGGGCCCGAATCGGGACCTTGCGCCAGCCGATCAGACCGTCGGAGTACTTGGACCGCAAGGAGGAGGAGCGGACCTGACCGATCCGGCGCTTGTAGACGACCTCGTGCCAGCTCCAGCCGTACACGAGGCAGGAGAGGATCTCCGAGATCATGTCGTCCCAGGTGTGGGACATGTCGTCCATGCATTGTTCGACGAAGTAGGCCGCCTGCTGGTCCTCATGGGAAGAGGACGCCGGATCGACCCGCCAGGTCACCTGCCGCAGCAGCTTGTCGATCGCCCACAGTAGGGAGCCGATCGTCGGATCGTTGGTGCTCATCTCGCGGTAGACCGCGATGGACTTGCGGCCGCGGAGCTGAGGAAGGAACTCGTCGTCGACGTAGCCGCCCCAGCGGCGCAGGCCGGTGGAGCCGAGCTCGGCCATCGGCGTCGCGAAGTTCTCCGCCAGATCCGGCATTCCATCGGGGCCCTCGGGCACACCGTCGATCCGGAAGGGGGAAGTCACGACCATGATCGTGTCCACACCTTCCGGGCCCGTCAGAGCCCTCGGGAGTAGCTACTACAGATCGAGGTTGAAGCCGCCGACCGCCGCGGCGTCGGGGACGGCGTCGAACAGGTCGGAGTTGGTCAGGCTGGTGACCCCGAAGTCCCGGGCCCCGACCTTGCCGCCGATGTCGTGCCAGGGGGAGTTCGGCACGTAGTTGTCGTGCACCGTCTCATCGGTCTGCCCGGGGTTGAGCCGGGGCAGCCCGATCGGCGCGGCGAAGCGCACCTTGCGCCCGGTGGCCGCCCAGGCCAGGGCGAAGGAGCAGATCTCGTCGGGCAGGTGGGAGTCGGTGCCGATGTTGTAGATCGACTCGTGGCTGGCGTACTTGTGCGCGGTGTAGGCGGATGTAATACGCGGGGCCTGGACCAGCCCGCGCTCGACCGCGGCGATGTACTCGGTGAGCATCTCCGCCCGCTGCCGGCCGGTCATCAGGAAGGGCCGGGAACGCCGGTCGATGTAGTCGTTGACCACGCCGCCCACGCCGGTGCCGTCGTGGATGCCCTTGGCCTGGTAGTGGCCCATCAGGTCGTTGAACCAGCCGACCATCACCGGCCAGGGGAAGCGCTGGGCCCGGACGTAGGCGACCAGCCGCATCTGGGCCTCGTCGTAGCGGAACACCGAGATGACGGTGAAGTCCTGCTCCTTGGCCCAGTCCGCGGCGATCACGTAGTCGCCGGTGCGGGTGGGCTCCTCGAAGATGTAGCGCTCGACGACGTTGTTCTTCCGGATCACCGGGGACTTCAGCGTGCCGTCGACCGCCTCGGGGTGGTCGGTGTCGACGAAGGTCGCCTCGACCGCACTGGTGTCCATGGCGCGGTTGCCGACACTGGGCTCCTGCAGGTCGTACTCGACGGCGAACATGTGCGCCGAGACTTCCTGCTTCTTGCGGTTGATGAAGTCCCAGCTCAACCAGCCGTCGGTGGCGTTGGCCGTCTCCCGGTAGCACCAGCGGTGCACCGGCCAGCCCATCTCCTCGGCGCGGGTGAGGATCTCGGTCATCGTGCCGTCGGGCACCTGGTGGGTGGAGCTCATCACCGTCTGGGTGTCCAGCCCGCGGCCGGGCATCGGCTGGCCCATCGCGGAGTCCAGGATGCCCAGGTCCATGACGTCGATCTCGTCCAGGCGCAGCCGCTGGGGGTGCGGGCCACGCACCGTGCGCTCGGAGGCGGTCAGCGGCCGGACCAGCGCCCGGTTACTGAGCTTGAGCCGGGTGACCGAGTCCTGCTCGATCATGTGCTTGGGGGCCATCGGGGCGTCCCAGCCCTCGCGCATGGCGTTCTGGATGTTGGTCGACTGCTCGAGTGAGCCACCGAGCAGGTTGATCTCAGCCCCGAGGAGGACAGCCTCGGTCAGGGCAAGGTAGGCCAGGGTGCGGGACTTCCCACCCATCCCTCGAGAGCCGACCCAGACGCTCACAGGAGCCCGGGCGAAGTAGGCCTCCGCCAGGGCAGCGAACGGGGTCGAGTGCTCCGGACAGACCGGCGTCCGCGGGATCGTCACGCCCCAGAGGATCTTGATCAGCTCGTAGAGCTCGTCGTCGGTCCGCGGCGGCCGAGTGATCCGCAGGGTCGAGGTCATCAGCCCTCGACGTTCTGCCCACCGAAGTCCTTGGTGGCCTCGGCCTGCAGGTAGGAGGGGGCCGGCGCGGCCGGCGGCGCGGCAGCGGCGGGGGCCGACGCGACAACCGCCGGGGTAGCAGCCGGGGGCTGGTTCTCGGTGGCCCACACCGCCACTGCCGTGAGCACCCCGGTGATGATCGCGATCACCAGGGCACGAAGGGTGATCACCGCGTTACCGGACAGCAGCTCCAGGACCGGGGTGAGCAGGGCGGACAGGATGCCGGCGACCCAGGCCTTGCGGGATGCGTTGCTGAGGAACGAGGTGATCACGACCGAAGGACATCAGTCCAGGGCGAGCTTGTCCTGATCCTCGCGGTGCTCCTCGAGGCACTCGTGGCCCCGGGTGGACTGGGACCGCTGCAGCACGACCAGGTTGATCAGCTGCCACCACAGCCCGATGTTCAGCCCGGTCCAGGACAGGTCCCGGATCAGGGTGCGCAGCGCGTAGTCCGGGCCGAGGAAGGTGAACAGCAGCGAGACGATGCAGATGGCCACCAGCGAGGAGGCCAGGGTCATCATCGCCCGACCGACGTTGGAGGCCTGCCAGGGGGCCTGCGCGGCGTAGATGCCCACGAAGCCGGCCGCGGCCACCAGCGCGGCGACGACCAGGAAGACGAAGATGGGGTCAACGGCCACGGACGGGATCCTTCGGTGACATCGCCTGCGCGAGCAGCTCGGCGAAGTGGTTGCGCTCCTGCAGCTCCCGGAGCCGGTTGGTGACCTCGAGGGTGTGCCCGCTGCGCACCTTCTCCTCGGCCAGCCGGCGGTGGCTCTCCCGGACCGCGACGCGGGCCCCCACGGGATCCACGATCGCCAGCGGTGGCACGGTGCGCAGGTTGGCCCAGCGACGGATCACGACTTGTCCTCCCTCACAGAGGACGCAGCACGCTGCAGGGTGCGGATGAACTGGTCCGTGGTCTTGGCCAGTTCGAGGAGCTGCCCCAGCTGTACTGCCTGGAGCTCGCGGGCCGCATCTACGGCTTGGTACGCCTTCTGCCAGTTGGTGGTCTCGGTACGAGCTTCAACGAGCCGGGCATCCCGGTCGTCACGCATGTCCTTGACTACCCGTCGCGGCACCAGCCATCCCACCAGGATGAAAAGCACCACGAGCAGCAGGATGCCGACCGACGTGGGGTTGGAGATCTCCATGCCGCCGAAGGAGAACGTCATCGACGAATCCCCTTGCTGTACCGCTCCCAGGTGGGGATGACCCCGGCCGGGGAGTAGATCCAGCCACAGCCCTCGGTGACGCACACCGTCCAGACACAGTCGGGGTTCGAGCAGTGCACCGCCGTGGGCTGATGGCAACGCACACACTCCAGCTCCATGAGCTCGAGATTGAGCCAGAACCCGTTCCGTGTCCGGACGGTGAGGACCTCAGGAGGTGGCCAGATCCGGGGCCGGCGTGGTCTCCGGGAAGGGCGGCAGCGAGGACAGCGACTGCATCGAGTTGTCGCTGTGCGCGCCCTGCGGGACGTTGTTGCTGGCCTGGCTCAGCTGCTCGGTGAGCATCGAGACCTGGACCTTGAGGATCGCGTTCTCCCGGTGCATGTCACCGAGCTCGGTGGTGATGATCGCGATCACCTGGTCTGCGGGCACCTGCATGTTGATTCCATCCCCTTGATCTTGTCGGCGAGCTCCCGCACCGCGGCCCAGAGCGTGCCGACCAGGTCATAGGACTCGATCAGCTGGTAGCCCCGTTCATCGGTGCGGACGATCGACCCGGGAGCCTCATCGGCGATGAGCCCGCGCCGTCGCTCGCCACCCATCAGATAGCTGTAGGCGGGGGTTGTCCGGACCTCCTCCAGGGCTCCCACCAGGGGTTCGATGTCGCTCTTGAGCCGGCGGTCGGAGGAGACGGTGAAGGCGCTGGCCCGGATCGGCAGGTAGTTGCCGCTCGAGGGCTCGACGATCTGCACGCCGTCCTGGCCGAAGCCGTGGCCGGGCCCCCAGGGAGCGATCTGCACCCACTCGTCGGTGATCAGCCAGCCACCGGTCTGGTCCACCCCGAAGTAGCTGTTGCCCACCCGGGCCCGGGCGATCATCGACTCGGGTCCGTAGACGAAGGAGTAGTCCCCGACGTTGATCGCCGGCGCACTGAGGACCTGGTTGTAGCCCGGCGTGCCGTAGGCCTGGTTGCCGATCGAGACGTTGCCGCTGAACACGACATCGCCGCCCACCGAGTTGTCCAGGTAGAGCTGGCCGTTGCCCTTGGCCGCCAGGTGCAGGTCGACGTCGGGCAGCGAGCCGCCGGCCACCACGTAGCCCGACACGGTCGAGCCGTTGTCGCCGACGCCGACCCAGGCCCCGGTCGAGCCGTCGGCCCCCAGGCCGTGCTTGGTCAGCGGGGCGGTGTCGATGCCCATCACGCCCATCGAGACGTCGATGGGGTTGGCCATCAGGTAGTCGCTGACCGCGGCCGCGATCTGGGCGCTGCTGGGCCCGGGGCCGGGCACGCCGGTGGAGACCGTGCCCGGCGTCCCGTCGGGGTTGTAGCCCTGGCTGAGCTGCTGGGCGACCCGGATGTTAGCCACGGAACCCCGCGCGGTAGAGCAGCAGCGCGGTCTGCGGGCCGATGTCACGCCCGTCGCTCTTCACCCGCTGCCGGGCGCAGAACTCGGCCAGGAAGGCCGCGGTCTGCGGACCGTAGGAGGGACTGATCGGGCCGATGTGGGCATACGCCGGGAAGAACCGGTTCGCCCAGGCCTGCAGGTGGGCGAAGACCGTGCCGGTCGCCCCGATGTGTGCCCGGAAGTTGCGCACGTCGAAGACCGGAGCCGCCGGGGCCGGCCGCGGGGCGGGCCGCGGAGCCGGCACCGGGGCGGGGGTCTTGCCGGCTCCAGCCTTGCCGTACTTGAGCAGCGCGGCCAGGTCGCCGAAGAAGACGTCCTGGTCGACCTCGCCGGCCACGCCACCCACGGTGCCCTTGTCGAAGTACTGCTTGATCGCCTCGCCGTTCCACCACTTGACCGCGGTGACGCTCTGCAGCTGGTCGTACTTGGCCAGCCACAGGCCGAAGTCGCCGGCCACCACCGGGGACCAGTCGAAGCCGTTGACGGTGGACTGGTTGAGGTAGATCAGCGGCTTGACGCCGAGGCGGGCCTCGGTGGTCTTCAGCCAGGCCAGGCACCAGGGCACCGGGTCGCCCATCGGGATCTCGAAGTCCAGCACGGCCAGCTCACCGGGGTTGAGCTGCCCCACCGTGGCGCAGTAGAAGGTCGCCTCGGCGACCGGGTCGTAGCCGCCGGCGAAGTGGTAGCCGCCGTTGACCAGCCCGGCCGCGAGCGCCTCGCGCCGGTTGACCACGTAGGTCGGGTCGAGGAAGGACGTGCCCTGGGTGGCCTTCTCGATGACGAAGGACAGCCCGCCGGCCTTCAGGGCCACCTCGTTCGGGTTGCCCTGGTAGTGCGAGATGTCGATGCCGAGCAGGGACACAGAGGCTCCTTGGAGTGAGTCAGTAGATGCGATGGGCGGCGATGACACAGCTACTCAGCGCGGCAGGCCAGCTCCCACCGGTGTCCTGCCACACCCAGAGCTGCAGGTAGTCCCCGGCGACGCAGTCGATGATGAAGCCGGGCAGCGGGTAGATCGGCTGCACGGAGTTGACCGGGAACGCCGAGATGGACTGGGGGACCTGAGCGCCGTTCTTGTACACCGAACCCTGGCGACGGGATCCGGAGCCACCGCCGGAA